CACCCATCACCGTTTCCCCGATTCGATTATTCGTATCTGCATGCATGTCGTATGCACGCATGCTCTCCGATTATTCGTACACGCACCGATGAATATTCGTACACGCCCAGGCACCGGCCACGGTCACGGAACAAAAAAGAAAAGCCCGCACGGGAGGTCGTCAGTACCGCGCGGACTTCTGAAAGGAGGACGTCATGCCGTCCTTATTAATTATATCGTTGTTTCCGATTTACGAAAACAATGCTAACATACTATAATTAAAGATACGGAGGTGCAGATATGAAAACATTTAATCCTACGGAATATATCCGTACCAAGTACAGGCAGATCGTACTGAAATTGGATAAGGAAAAAGATCAGAAAATAATTAACAAGCTGGAAGAACAGGAAAGCATGACGGCATATGTTCGCGGACTTATTAACGAGGATCTGAACAATGGCGAAGAAAAGGAACGTTTATAAAGGCGGGGCGCGTGCGCGTGACTTTGATCTGTTCGGTCAGGATCTGCGTTTTGAATGGATCAGCCCGCAATTAGCAAGGGCTACCGCAATTTCAGATAAAACGCTGCGGGCAGAATATAGCCGTTTAAGATCCATTGCAAATAAACGGTTACAGCGCATGGAAGGAAAGCCCGAAGCCGCAGGAACATATGACCGGCTGCCGGATCAGTTTCCGAAATTAAAAGGCATGAGCCGTGCGGATGTCGTGCGTGCGCTGGGTGATGTTTCGGAGTTTTTGACAGCGAAGCGCGGGAGCCTGTCAGGCATCCGGGAAAGTAACAAGCAGATACAGGAATCATTAAACGAACGTGGAATTAATGTGCCAAGAGATCAGATTGCTAAATTCGGTTCCTTTATGAATGCAATGAAAAAGGCACTAGGAATAGCCCGCGGAGATTATGCCTCTTCTCAGATCGCGGAACTCTGGACGGAATTATTTCAGAAGGGCAAGATCTCACAAAGCAAATTTGAAAAGCGCGTGAAGGAAGTGATGAAAGATATTGAACAGCAGCAGAAAGAACTGTATTCACGCGCACAGCGTCAGGATGTAAACCGCGTCCTGCGGGATAATCCTATCAATAAATATTTTGATGATATTGCATTGGATCCGCGCACGGTCCGCGCTTCCGATCGTAGATCCGCAGAACAGGAAGCCCGGACGGCATCCAGACGCGCAAGGGCTGGAAGATCCAGACGGAGAAGATAAAATATATTGACTATGCTAACATAATTATGTTAGCATTTTCATAAGGAGGAAAAGCGAAATGCTGAAAAGGACAAGAGTTAAAGAATTGACATCCGGCGATATATTCATTATCAATGGGCATCGTTTTAAAGTGATGGGGCGCGTGATGCGTGATAAACAGGTATTTGTATGCGCTTATGAGGATCGCGTGAATCAGATCCGCAAATTGAATTATCTTGATCTTGATATGGAGGTATTGATCGATGTTAAGGGATGAACCTATTCTGAAGCATGCCAAGGATCGCGATCGGAAGGATTGGAGTATTACGGCGTTTGATCTTCTTTCATTGTCATATAAGTTTCTGCATGAAGGCACTGACAGTGAATACTATGAATATGTGCAGCCATTAGCAGATGCGGCAGGGCTTCTCTTTGAGGTCTCCGGATTGATGGACTGCATGGAAGAACTGTACCGGAGGATTGAAAGCATATGAAATTATATGTGTTTGTATCATATTTGATAATGTTTGTGGCTACTCTGTTTTTCCTTTGGATCATCCGAAAAGAGGAAGAGCCTGAAATATTTTTAAACGCAATCGCTGCGTTTAACTGCGTTATTCTGTTTATCCTGTTATGCTTGGGAGTATCTGAATTATGCGCTTGTGCTATGTGACGGACTTTGATCCGGATGAAATCAAGAAATATCCGGTACTGAAGAAACCCAAAGGAAACCCCGGAGGACGGAAAAAGGAAATCAATTATATTGACTGCGTGGGCGCGTTCGATATTGAAACTACTACAACAACGATCAGGGGCAAGGAAATAAACTTCATGTATATCTGGCAGTTCCAGATCGATGAAGATGTAACTGTTTGCGGTCGCACGTGGTCGGAGTTTAAATTTTTCCTGTTTCGGCTGCGGGAACGGCTGAACAAGCGGCAGATGGTCATATATGTTCATAACCTGTCATATGAATGGCAGTATATTAAATCCGTTTTCAAGTTTGGTCAGGATGATGTATTTGCGACTGATTCCCGGAAGGTGGTTAAATGCGTTATTGATAAAACATTCGAGATCCGGGATAGTTACATCTTAACTAATATGTCGCTGGATGCATTCACCCGCAAAATGAACGTGGAACATCAGAAGCTTTCCGGAATTGAGTTCAATTACAACAAGGTGCGTTATCCGTGGACTGATCTGTCCGATCGGGAGCTGGAATATTGTATCAATGATGTTCGCGGACTTGTGGAAGCCGTGAAGGCACAGATGAAGCGCGATGGTGATACATTGTATACCATTCCCATGACTTCCACCGGTTATCCACGGCGGGAAATGAAGCATGCGATGAAGCATTACAGCCGGGAACGGCTGGCAGAGATGCAGCCTGATTATGAACAATACTTATTATTAAAAGATTGTTTCAGGGGCGGTAATACGCACGCAAACCGGTATTATGCCGGTAAAATTGTTGATTCTGATTTGATCCATGCGCGGATCTTATCATCCGACAGATCCAGCAGCTATCCGGATGTATTGATGAATTGTAAATATCCAATGGAGAAATGGCGGAGGGGTCAGGCATCAACGGAGAATTTGCGGAATCTGATCCAGAACGGCTATGCGGTCATGTTCCGGGCAGAGTTTACCGATATCCGTCTGAAGAATCCGCACTGGCCAGTCCCATATCTCAGTACGGATAAATGTCAGGCTGCGGGCGTGCTTGCGGATAATGGGCGTATCTTATCGGCGGCGATCTGTAAAACCGCGCTGACCGATGTTGATTTTCGGATTTTACTATTTGAGTATGAATTTACTGAAATCGTAATTAGTGAATTATATTTTACTGAATACGATTATCTTCCGAAGCCCATGCGGGCGGTTATCGCTTCCTATTATGAACAGAAAACCGCCCTGAAGGGTAAAACGGATCCGTTCGATAAACTTATGTATGATAAATCGAAAAACATTCTTAACGGATTATATGGAATGTGTGCGCAGGATCCGATTCAGGAAACGATAATCTGGACAGGATCAGAGTTCATCCAAGCGGAAGAAGATCCAGCGCAGCTATTGGCAAAGCATAGCAAGCGCACATTCTTAAATTATGCGTGGGGCGTATGGTGTACCGCATGGGCGCGTTACCGTCTTGAACAGGGTATCATTATCGCCGGAGCGCAGGATTTCATATATTGCGATACGGACAGCGTGAAGTATGTCGATCATGGGCAGAGCTGGGAGAAGTTTAATGATCTGGCACGCAAGGCATCGGAAGCTTCCGGTGCGTGTGCATACGATTCCAATCAAGAGCTTCATTACATGGGAGTATATGAACCGGACGGAGAATATCAACGGTTTTCCACGCTGGGCAGTAAAAGATATGCATATGAAGACATGCGCGGAGATCTTCATATAACGATCTCCGGAGTAAGCAAAAAGGCAGCCGCAGAGCTGGGCAAGCTGGAAAACTTCAAAGAGGGTTTTATCTTCTATCATCCGGGAAAGACGGAAGCGGATTATGTAGATTTTCCGGAATCCGATCAGATCATTATCGATGATAAATTGATTGAGATTACATCATATGTTATCATAAGGGAAACAACCTATAATCTGAGCCTTAGCACTTCATATAAGAATCTGCTGCGGCTGATTGAATCGGACATGACTAATTAACCAATTAGTTAAGATAAAGAAAAGGAGGGTTTAAAATCATGTCATTTGCAAACAAGTATTCCAAAGCATCACCGATCTTCAACGTTCGTATCAATCATCCGGCATATACAAGCCTTGCGGATCTGTTCAAAGAGTACGGATCGGGCCATGTGTTCGCGATCGCAGGCATCTACATCAATACAAAAGGCAAGTATGGCCCGCAGGCATGCATCGCGATCAATGAAAACACGATGGTAAATCTGCCTTCTCACCTGCTGGAAGTCTGCGAAGAAATGCGCAGAGATCCGGAAGCCGTGGAAGCGATCAACAACGGGCAGGCCGGTTTCAAAGTCTACCAGTACACAAGCAAAGCCGGAAACAGCGGATTCTCAGTTGATTGGGTGGATCTGCAGTAGAATCAGAAAGGCCCGCAGGAAATGCGGGCTTTTTGTTTAAGGAGGAAAACATGGGATTATATTTAGAATCCGGATATATCGATCAGGAGCGCATATTATCCAGCGCGGATAATTTTATATTTGAGATCGGCGCGCGTGGTACCGGAAAATCGTACGGTATACTTAAGTATATTATTGAGCATCATGTGAAGTTTATGATGCTGCGGCGAACACAGACGGAAGCGGACATGATAAGCACGGCGGTAACAAATCCGTTTAAAGCGCTTATGATGGATAACCCGAAATTAGAAATTGCCGTCGAAAGCATATCGAAAAACTTATCATGTTTTACGATACCGGGAGAAACGGAAGAAGATCCACGCGTCCGGATCGGATATCTGGGTGCGCTTTCCACGTTCGCAACGATCAGGGGCGCGGATCTCTCCGATGTCGATGTGATCTTTTATGATGAATTTATTCCGGAAAAGCATCAGCGACCGATCAAAGATGAATATGCTGCACTCATGAATGTTTATGAAACCGTGAACCGTAACCGGGAATTACAAGGGCGGCTGCCTGTAAAGATGATCTCAGCCGCAAACAGTAACGACTTGGCAAATCCGATTTTTATCGGACTTGAAATCGTGGACAGGATCGCCCGGATGATGAAAAAAGGAATCGAAGTATACAAGGATCCGGAAAAGAGTTTAGCGGTTTATATGTTTATGAAATCTCCGATCAGCGATCAGAAAGCAAAAACAAGCCTTTACAAACTGACCGCAGGGAACGATTTCCAGAATATGGCGCTGCGGAATATGTTCGATCTGGACACGCGTCATATCAGAAGCCGGAGCCTGAAGGAATATAAACCGGTGGTCAAGATCGGAGAGCTTGTTATATATGAACACAAGAGCCGGAAAGAATACTATGCCCGCTGCGGAGCATCCGGCACGATACCGCATGTATTTACCACAACGGATATCGATAAAAAGCGATTTGTTAAAACATATAACTATCTGTTTTTGCGTTATCTGTCCGGATATATGTTATTTGAAACGTCAATTTCACAAGTATTATTTGAAAAATTGTTTTCTTAATATAATATATTATGTGAAGTACGGCGGCGCAGTATCAGATCCCGGAAGGATCGCGCGTGGCTTGATACACCATGAAGCCGTACTTCATATACTAAAGTATATGGAGGTGAAAACATGGACATTCAGACATTATCACAGCTAATATCCAGCGTGGGCTTTCCGATTGTCGCATGCCTTATCATGTGGAAGGCATTACAGGACAGTACAGCCGCGCATAAAGAAGAAATGGATGCTATGCGGGAATCTCTAAACCAGAATACAGTCGTACTTGCGGAACTGAAGCAGATGCTTCAGGATCTCAGAGATGCGGTACACGGAGGGTTCGGAACTAATGAATGAATTTATTCCGTGGACACGCGCACCGGCTGAAAACGATCCGCATTGGATCAGCACCGCATACGGCGGTTTAAATGAATGTCTGATTATTGACCGGAAAAACGGCAGCGTTCTTCCAAACTGTACAGGCTGGGCATGGGGTCGCATGTATTCACTGATCGGTGAAAAGCCATTGCTTCCGAAGACGGACGCGAAAACATGGTATCCAGCGTTTGAAGGATATGCACGCGGGCAGAAGCCCGCGCTGGGTGCCGTGGCCTGCTGGGCGGGTACCAAATACGGACATGTTGCTATCGTGGAAAGCATCGGAAATGATTACATCATGTGCAGTCAGTCAAATTATGGCGGCACGCGCTGGGAATATGTGAAGTGCATCCGAGGCGGCAGCGGTTATATCTCCGGCATGGGAAACACAGCGTTTCAGGGCTTCATATACTGTCCGAAAAAGTTTGATGCGATCGGATCCGGTTCGCAGGCAGTCAGCCCATATAAAACCCTGAATGATATTGCACTGGCAATTATCAGCGGAAGAGGGGCATGGTATAAATGCTATGGGCAGACACGTTTTAATAAAATAGCTTCCTATGGGTTCGATCCGGAGGATGTACAGAAACGCGTAAATGAGATCCTGACCACGGATTATCATTCGATTGATGATATCGCGCGTGCGATCATCCGCGGCACCGGACAGTGGTATGAATGCTATGGGAACGACCGAAAGAAACTATGTGAGCATTACGGTTTCAATTATGGCGATGTGCAGAAGCGCATCGATGAAATTCTGAAAGGGTAAAGTATGAACGTTGAACAGATCATTAAATTATTGGATGCGGGATATACAAAAGAAGATATCGAAAAGATGAATCAGCCCGCAGCGGAACAGAAAAAGGATCCGGAACCGGAAAAGGATCCGGAACCGGAAACAAAACCGGCAGAAAAGCCGGAAGAAAAAAAGCCGGAAAGTGAACCGGTAAATAATCAGATGCTGAAGGAATTACAGGATCTGAAAAAAGCGGTTTACGCCATGAATATTATGAACAGCTCACAGCCCGCGAAGTCTGAGAGCGTAGATGATATCTTGGCTAAAGCCTTAAAGGAGGGATAAATCTTATGGCAAACAAATTTACTATCGACGACATTTCAGCGGTAGCTAATGCAGTATTGGCTAACGCGCAGGGCAGATCAAATGAAGGCGTAAGCACAGCGGAGTTTACAACCATTGCGCAGACTGCGTTTCTGGGCGGTTATGATCCGCTGGCTACCGCGATTTCGCAGGTACTCAGCCGTACGATCTTTTCCTACCGACCGTATAATGCAAAGTTCCGCGGACTTGAAAAAGATGCGGTAAAGTGGGGGAACCATGTGCGGAAGCTGAATCCGATCGATAAGCCGCTGGAAGTAGACAACCGGCTGCGTCAGGACACCGAAATCGAACATGCTAACGGCGACACCGTGGATCAGTACCGCATCAACAAGCCGGAAGTGCTTCAGACGAATTTTTACGGATCTCAGACCTACCAGAAGAGCATGACGATCTGGAAAGATCAGCTCGACACCGCCTTCAACGGTCCGGAACAGTTCGGAAACTTCCTGACTATGATGATGGGCAATGCGACCGATCAGCTCGCCCAGGCACGCGAAGATCTTGCGCGCGGCTGCATTGTAAACCTGATCGGAGGCACCATTACGCTGGGCAACGTATGGCACGCACTGACCGACTACAACACGGAAACCGGCGGCAGTTACACCGCGGTGACCATCATGGAGCCGGGCAATTTCGCAGATTTCTTTCGGTGGTTCGTTGGTAAGCTTCAGAGCATTTCCGACCGCATGGAAGAAAGAACGATACTGAACCATGTCAACCCATATCAGGACGGCGAGCAGAAGCTGATCCGCAGACATACACCGAAGTCTATGCAGCATCTTTACATGTATGCAGACTTTATGAATAACGCGGAAGCGGTAGCTGTCAGTACAACATTCCACGATGATTATCTGAAGAAGATGGACTATGAAAAAGTCACATTCTGGCAGAATGCAGCTACACCGAAGGTGATCGAAACAATGGTAAACTATCTGGCTGAGGGATCAGACAGCCTGGACAGCATGATCAAGACCGTTGCGATCTCTAACAGTACCGTAATCGGAATCCTGTTTGATGATGAAGCTGCAGGAATCAACCCGGTCAATCAGTGGGCGCAGCCGACACCGTTCAATGCGCGCGGCGGTTACTATAATCAGTTCTGGCACGAAACAACCAGATGGTATAATGACAATACCGAAAACGCGCTTGTCATCTGTCTGGACTAATTAAAAGGAATGCGGGCGCGTTGCGTCCGCTTTTCTTTTTATGGAGGTTATATAATGGCATTCACAGTAAACTTTTATAACTTTGCAAAACGTGAAAACAGTACATACCGTCCGGGAGGATCTGGAGCATCTTATTCCTGCGTATTAAAAGAAGCTTCCAGCATCGCAAACCCATCGATTATCGTAGACATGGGAACCGGGAGCGATCCGTCATGGAATTATGCATATATTCCGCAGTTCAACCGTTATTATTATGTTTCAGATTGGACTTGGGTAGAAAATCGTTTATGGATGGCAAATCTTACAACGGATATTCTGGCAACCTTCAGGGATCAGATCGGTAACAGTGACTTGTATGTTTTAAGATCCAGCGCGGATTATGACGGAAGCATTATCGATAATTATTATCCGGTAAAGGCAGAAGCGCGGGTATCCGTCCAGCATCTGAATCTTCCGTGGACAAGGTTCGATAATGGTTGTGTCGTGATCGGTGCCGTTTCACAGGATGCACAGCTCGGTAGCATTGCATATTATGCGCTGGAACTTGATTCTTTTTCTGAATTGATTACAGCATTATTGCAGGATGATTTGCTTATCGCTCACGATTTTTCACCGGAAAACGCTGCAATTCCATTACAGAAAGCCATGATTGATCCGGTGCAGTTTATCCGCAGCGCGGTATATTTACCGATTCCATATGATACCCTGCGGGGAACAACGGCATCAATTAACATCTGGGATTGGGATATTGGAGTTGATGGAAAAAAGCTGTCCATGCGAGCGCCGGATCTGTTTACAGAGCTTGAATTTAATCTGGAAAAACATCCATTGACATATATACGCGGTAACTATCTGAATACCGCGCCATATACAAAAGCAATGTTTCAGTTTCTGCCATTCAATTCCATTGACATTGACACGACTATTACAGCAGCTAACCCAAACATCCGGATTCGTTACTTCATTAATCCGTTTGATGGCATGGGAACCCTGCAGCTGTTCTGTAATGACGATCTGTTAGGAACACAATCCGCACAGGTCGGCGTTCCGATCCAGATGTCACAGGTTAATAAAGATTATTTAAGTGCGGCGATCGGCGGCGCATCCGGTATCGGCGGCATGGTCACAAGCGCAATAATGGGTGATGTCGCAGGCATCTTTTCAAGCGCCGGGTCGGCCATCGGAAACGGTATAAAAGCAATGATACCGCATGTTTCAAGTGTCGGAACCAATGGAAGCTTTTCACACTTGCATTACACACCATCCTTATATCAGGAATTTTATATGCCGGTGGATGAAGACAACGAACACGCAGGAAGACCGTTATGCCAGATACGCAGGATATCAACGCTGCCCGGCTACCTTCTCATTAAGGACGGAGAAGTGGATATAAACGGATTTGCAGGTGAAGCGGAAGCCGTGCGGGCATATCTGGAGGGCGGTTTCTTCTATGGCTGAGTTTCCATGTAACCGGCTGCCTTCCAATCTGAATCCTTGGTGGATCCAAAGCCCGGCGGGCGTTTCGCCGTGTATTCTGGGATATCCGATGTATACGGCAAACTGTACATTGGCTAATTGTGTAGGCTGGGCATGGGGCAGATATCAGCAGATCCACGGCAGCATAGACAGCCGGCTTCCGACTATAAACGCGGGCGGATGGTTCAATCTGGCACGCTCACGCGGAATGAATACCGGAAGTGAACCGGCGCTGGGTGCGGTTATATGCTTTTCCGGTCACGTTGCGATCGTGGAAGAAATATCCGCGGACGGCTCATATATCCGATGCTCAGAGTCCGATTGGGGCGGTCCTGTCTTCTCATATCGCACGCGGTACCGGTCGCAAAATTGGCAGTTAACCGGAGGAAACAGGTTTCAGGGTTTCATATATAATACTTATGAACCCGGTCCCGGACCGGAGCCACCCACGCCGCCCGGTCCGGATCCACAGAATCACTTTAAATGGTGGTTCTTTAAATGGCAGATATTAAGAAAGAAAAAAGGAGGGATTGACCATGTTCAATTATGATTTTCTGAACGTGTACAATGGAAAGCAGTCACCCGGAACGATCCACGCGGCAAGCAACGCAACCGGGGCATATTTCAGGCGGTATCTTTTCCAGAAAGCCGTTTCTGTATTTGATATCAAATGCCCGGACACATGGAGTAAGGACTATTTCTGGTATGTGCTTTATGGAGCCGGTTATATCGGCATTCTTGATGTGCCGGGAATGGGCGTTATCCCGCAGTATTGCACGTACAAGGGCTATAACGTTTTCTATCAGCCGAAATCGTTTATAGTCGCAAATCCTGCGATCATGAACGGAGAAACACAGGAACGCACGCTGGGAGAGTTCGGAAACGGTGTATTAATCAAGCTTACCCCGGATTATTGCGGTATTTGTGATCTGGTCGGATATTACGCGGATCTTATGGCAGTAGCCGCGGAAAGCATGGGCATCAATATTCTGAACAGTAAATTAGCTTATGTGTTTGCGTCTGATAATCAGACAGCCGCGCAGAGCTTTAAAAAGATGTACGACAATATTAATGCCGGACAGCCCGCGCAGTTCATCGATAAAAATCTGTTTGATGAAGAAGGCAAACCGCGCTGGGTAACGTTTGCCCAGGATCTCCGGAACAACTTCATCGCTCCGGAGATCCTGGAAACGATGGATAAAATCGAGCGCATGTTTGAAAATGAGATCGGCATTCCCAACACCGGCGGCATGGAGAAAAAGGAACGGCTTATTACAGATGAAGTAAATGCTAATAATGTCAGTACCTATTCAAAAGCGGAATTGTGGCTGGAAAATCTGCGGACGGGATGCGAGGAAGCTAATAAAATGTTTGGATTGGATCTTTCCGTAGATTGGAGAGAAATCAAAGGAAGGGAGACATACGGAAGTGAAAGCGAAATTATCAATTCTCGGGCTGTATCGATGGAATACTGATGTATTCAAAAACATGAGTTTACCGGAGGGAGTAGATCATGAAACGCTTACATGGAACATTCTGGAGCAGTGCGCAGAGCTGGAAACTATTTATGCTGATCCTGAATATATGCAGGCAAGCATTATTAATTGGAGTAATCTGATGCTCCCAAGCTGGACGAAAATCAATGAAGCATTAACCGCTAAATATAATCCGATCTGGAACAAAGACGGAACAATTTCAGAAATCAATGAATATGGGGCTATCATCCAGAGCGGAAGCGGAAGCGGAAACGGAAACACGAGTACAAGCGAAACGGACAAGGTAGCCGGTTTCAATTCCGACAGCACGCACACACGAGAAGAACGCAGCGGATCCGGATCACAGTCCACAAGCACCAGCACGAATAACCGACAGGAAGCGCATACCGATAAACGAACTGTCATTGAACAGGGCAATATCGGAGTCACAGAATCGAGCGCAATGGTATTGCATGAGGTGGAATTAAGACGGCAGTATAATATTTATAAAATCATTGCGGAAGACTTTAAACGCCATTATTGCCTGATGGTATACTAAGAAAAGGAGGTATAAACACATGGCATTCTATGATAAATTCCCATACACAAATTTTCAGGAAATCAATCTTGATCGAATTATCAAAGAGCTGATGGAAGTAAAAGAGGGATTACAGTTTGTAATTGATAATTCTTCATTGAAGTATGCGGATCCGATCGAATGGAATATCACAACGCAGTATCAGGCGAATACCGTTGTTATTGATCCCGCTACCGGAATTGCCTATATCAGCACAAAACCGGTACCGAATAACGTCCAGATCACTAATACCGGATATTGGACAAAGGTTTTCGATCTTTCCGCATTGTTCGCTGAGCTGGATCAGGAAATCGAAACTGTGGATCAGAGAGTAACCACGCTCGAAACTGAAACAGATACGAGAATCAACACGCTGGAAACTGAAACCAATGCAAAGATCACAGCACTTCAGAACCGGACAACGGCAGCAGAAAATAACATTTCTGATCTTGATGATGATCTGAATGCCCTTACCCAGAACGTAGCGCAGCAGGGAACCCGCATTGGAGCAGTAGAAACAACCGTAAACAATCACACAACCCAGATCAACACATTAAATAGCGTAATGGCTACAAAAGCTAGCGCATGGCTGGCCGGTAAGCGGTGTGCTATTTTCGGTGATTCTCTTTCCAATCTGGGCGATGGAATCAACGGCACGATGTGGCAGTATGTAAAGCAGCTGGTTCCTTCCGTGATTATCGCTAACTATGCGGTGGGAGGTGCAACGATCAGCGGTATCTATGACCAGATCACAGCGCAGCAGCTGACCGATACGGATATCGTATTTATCAACTGCGGAACAAATGACTGGCAGATCGGAACCGGAATCGATACATTCAGAACAACTCTGAATAACTGCATCAATTCCATCCGGTTAAAGAATAAGCTTTGCGAGATCATCCTGATCGCTATGCCGTACAGTTACCGCAGCGAGTTCGGAGAGAATGGCCAGCGTAATACATCGTATACAGATGTGCGGGATATGGCTTCCGTCATCACATTGACAGGCATGGCGAATAACATTCCTGTTATCAATCTGTTCGCGGACGGTGAAACAAATGCATCAAATTATCAATACATGATGGATCCCAGCGCTCCGGGCGTTTATGTACATCCGAATGCTGTATTTGCTGAGCTGATCGGAAGGAAGATCGTAAACCGCGACTTCTCAACCGCAATCTATCCGATCAACAGGTACCTGATTCCAAATACAGGTGTATCTGGCGACACATTAATCACCTATAATCTTTTAAACAATACTATCCGGATGCGTGGCACGATAACAGCGCCGACAGACATTAGCGGAACAAATACAGTAACAGTCGGTGCAATACCTTTCCCGTCTGGAATCGCTGCGTTCGGTCTCGGAGACTTCCGTATTCCTTGCATGAACTATTCAACCGGTGGAACTAACTGTTATGTATTCTTTGCAGGAAACGCGCTTGCACTTGGAGGCACGATCACAACAGGCAACGTTATCGTAACAAATCACTAATCATCACAACAGCATCACAGCCCGCCATGCGGGCTTTTCTTTTTTGTTCCGTGACCGTGGCCGGTGCCTGGGCGTGTACGAATATTCATCGGTGCGTGTACGAATAATCGGAGAGCATGCGTGCATACGACATGCATGCAGATACGAATAATCGAATCGGGGAAACGGTGATGGGTG